ATTGCCTTGTAAAAGAAGTAGTGGAACACCAGCATTTGCTGTTACGCCAACATCAGTATTGGCCCAATACAACTGAACATCGCATGTGAGTGATGGAATATCATACCATACTCTGTTTACATAAAGCCCATGATAAGAAAGAGGTGTGTTAGCAGAACCGCCAAAAACGTTGGCGATAGGGAAACCATTTGTTGCGAGAGCACCATAAAGAGTATTAGCAACAATTTTTTTCACATTATCTTCTTGACCGGAACCATCAAATGAACCAGTAAGTTTAATTACTGTGTGTTGAGTATCGTCTTTAAGAACTTGATAAGAAAATTGATTTGCCATTTTTATTCCTTAGAAAATTTAGCAATAGTTTGGAAATGCTTATTGCTTTCTTCTAGCATATTTACCAATCTATTTTTGTTAGATTCGTTTAAGCTGTTATACAGTTCATGTATTTTATGAGCAATTTTGGGTGTAACTTCTGTTGTCGAACCATCTAAGTGTTCGACAACCACATTTTCTGTAATATTTTTAATTTGATCAATGATTTTCTCTTCATACATTGAAGCAAATTCTAAATCATCATATGGCACAGTGACGTATTTGTTTAACTTATCAATATAATAGAGCGCCACTCTTTGACCATTTGGAAATTGTCTCACCGATTTTCTTCTCATTACAAGAACTGCTGGCGGATCAATTTCTTTATGTTGTTTTGTTGTTTTACCCTCATAAACAGGATAGTTTGTTACTTTAAGTGAATTTTTATTTTCTAGTTTTTTTAGAACTGGATCATTTTCACAAAGTTTTTCGCCAGCAGCATGTCTCTTTTGAACGTCATTGAATTTATCAATGTACGGCGCCAAATATTCGGGATGGTGCGAATGAAATAAAACGTGTGCTGCATAATCACCCATATCGACTACGCCACGTTTTTGTATATCTAGATGCTGATGTAGCTCAGAAGGAGATAAAACTCCGTCTTGGTTCGTGTCTGGCGAACCATCTTCTTTCACATGCGTTTGAAGAAAGCTTTTTAAACTTTTCATTCCGTTTCTGCGTCTTCTGTTTGTTCTTCTTCGTTAGAATCTGTTTCAATATCATCTTCCACATTTTCTGCGTCATAGCCGCTCATCAAATTTCTAGCAATTTCTTGTTTTCTTTGTTCTAATGCTGAAAAAATCTTGTCGTTGATTGCATCGTAAAATGCATCTTTTACACCAACAGGATTATCATTCATTGCATTATTTACAATAGATTGTACGTATTCGTTATCCATTTAATTTCTCCATGTGAAATATTTATAATATTCTTTTGATGGTTTTAAATTTACCACTTTCTTTCAAACTCAAATCACCTTTAATTGGTCTATTATCTGTTGTGTCACCCGATTCTGGTGAAACAGATGATACTGTTTGTCCAGTTGGTGCATTATCATTTTTTGAACCTTGAACGTCAGCAGTCAACTCTGCTTGTCCTTGTGCCGCAATTTGTTGCGGGTTCATTACTTTACCGAGTTTCATTTCTGTTTGAATTTGTTTATCCATATCAGAAATTTCTTTGTCAGTCAGTTTCAATACATTCTTTTGTATCCATTGCATCGAGTAATAACGTCCGACATACGGATCAACAGCACCGAGTAACGATAGTCTTTCTCTAATTAATTCTGCTTCTTTTAATTCTGCAAAATTATTATCTTTGATAAAATCGTAATATATATTTTCTTTGAATTGATCAAATTCTTCCGCTGTACAAATACCTTTTAGTACACACTGTACGCGAAGCGATTGAACAAATATCTCAGCGAACTTCTGTCTTTGTTTGTCTACGAACTTCGAGAACTTGACTTCATCGCGAGTGATTTCACCAACACGACCAAGAGAAAATCCGGTTTGATTAGGATCAAGTCTCGAAATCGGTACGTTTAATGACTTGTATAGTTTCTTCTCGAAGTATTTAACATCTTCTAGTTCACCTAGATTTTGTCCGCCCGGAAGAGTTGTGATTTCTGTACCCTTACCGCCTTCTCTACGCGGAAGCCAGAAGTCTTCCATCATTGAAAGAAACTTTCTATCATCGCGAACTTCACCCGTCTGTGCATCATATACAAGTTTATTCTTGTACTTAATCATGATGTCACGAAGATACTGTTCCGCTTTTAGTTTCGGTAAGTTACCGACATCGATATAGAAAATTCTTCTTTCTGGTGCTCTAGAGATTCGATAGATGACAGTAGCATCTTCGATCATTCTCAATTGATTGAGTGGTTTGATTGCTTTGTGTAGATATGATAAAACAACTGCTCTACGGGAGTCCATCAAACCGGAGTTGATGTTTATAATTGAATCTTTTGCAATTCTGACACCAACTGGACCATAGTTTGATGATGAGCCAGAGACAACTTTATCATTATAGATATAATATTCGTTCACTGTTTGAACAAGGTCAACAGCATTTGTGCCATCTTTTTCTTTTTTGATCTCTCGAACTTTTCTTATTTTTCTCGGATCGACATAACGAAGTTCTTTAATACCCTCTGTTGGATTATTTTCATCGATGATGATATGATAGAACAATCTTCCATCGATATAGAATCTTCTGAATATGTCTGCTGCCATATTTTGATAATTCATAATCTTCAATATCGTATTGAATTCTTCTTCAATTGCTTTTTTAATTTTCTCTGATTGTCTCAGAGTGTCCATTATTATTCGAATCGACTTACCATCATCCGTTTGAACGATGGCTTCGTTTACAATATCGTCAATCGCCGATTCAATTTCTGGTTGCATTGCCATTTCTCTATAGCGAGAAATAAGCTCAACTTCATTTTTTGCAGTACCGTCAAGATCAACGTAAGTACCATAGTATGCGGCAGCGGAAATGGTAAGAGCACCGTCCTCATTGGACGGTGCTACAAACGATTTCTCAGCTTCCTGTTGTGAAATATCCTTTTGACGGGATATTTGAAAGCCAAAAAGTGATAATGCCAAAATTTTACCTCTTCAGTTATTTAATTATAAATTATTGTCCACCTGCAACAGAAGGTATAAATGACGGAGTATTTCCACCAGGAGAACCACTTCCACTAGAATCTGTAGTATTAGATTCCCACCATTGATATGAGAATGTTACTGTGAATTCTTCAATTGCATCATTTGAACCCCAATCTAAATCGATTGGAGAAATATCAGTAGGGAAAGCACCGACAAATTTATAAGATTTAATTTTGCCGTTAACATTATTTTTAGAATACTGGTGAACACTCATGTTTGTTGTATAATCTGCTGGAGTATAAGTGGATTGTGATCTCTCATTTCCTGCATGTGAATTGATTAAACTCATCCATCTTTCAAAAGAATTTCTGATAGAAAAATCTTCATCATTAATAATGGTAACTGTCCAATCTGGAAATGTTCTATTTCCAGCAAATTTCAATTCTCTACCAAAATAAAACACAGGTACAGTGCCTACCGTTGAACCGGGCAACTGTGCAGACTTAATCATAAACTTCATTTTGTTTAATGAATTGCCTTGCTGTGCTAAAATTGGAAGATTCATTTCTACTTCAAATAGATTAGGTCTGGCACCGTCGAGTGCCAATTGGCTTCTAAAGTCGTTTAAATTGAAAGGCATTTTTTTCTCCTATTGTCTAATTATATTTATTATAGACCGCCTGCAATTTCACTAAACTGTACGCCACTTCTAACAGCAACAAAGTTCAATTGAATATAGTTAATTGAACGTGTTGGTTTGATGTAGATATCACCAACGAATCTATTTGAGTCGATTACCTGTGGCGTGTTGTTTGTTGTATCACACACAACTCTGAAGTCTGTAATACCTCTTCTACCCTTAACATCTCTAAGGAATGGCTCTACAAGTCCAACAAATTGCGCTCTTGTAGTTTCATCGTTCAATTCGAATAGTGAGAATCTAGCTGCGTTAGCAATTGCTTTCTCTAGAGTAATAAACAATCTACGCACATTGATTCTATCAAACGCGGAAGGTTGTTTCAGAAGAGTCTTATCACCGTAGAGTATAGTTCCTTGTCCAGGGAAAGAAGCAACTGGGTTTACACCTAATCCGTACAGATTATCTCTTTGTGCTTGTGATGGATTCCAAGCAAGTTTAACAACATTACGAATTTGACCTCTATTGAAACCTGCCGGTGAGAACCAAGGATCATTGTTTAAGTCAGTACGAACACAAAGACCAGCAATATCTGCGTTGAGTGGAATCCAACGGTAAACATTGTTGTATTTGTCGAACTGATATTTCCAACCAGAGTCAGCTACAGCATATGAAGAGGCTTTGTTTAGATCAGTATTGATCCAAGTTGATACTACATCTGCAGGTGTTGCAGAAGTCACAACTGTTTGAGGTGGTGAAACGAATGCGATGCAATCTTTTCTTGTGCCTGCTAAATCAATCCAGTCTCCTTGTGATGTATCAGACGCCGCGCCAGTAACAATCAGAGAGATGTCAACTTCTTCTTTGTTTTCAAACAAATCAATGCCTGTTGTATATTCTGTATCACTTATGACCAAGTCTCTTCCGTCTTTGAATGAGAATGTTGCGCCTGTATTTGCACCACCCATGCAGCAACCAGAGAAAATAGTACCACTTGCTGTGGAACCCCAGTTCGTCATAGTGCTAGAGAATGCAGTAGCTCCGTTTGCAACGTTCGCTTGCGGACGTGTTTCTAATGGTCCTAATGAATAAATGTATCTAGATTGTTCAGAAATCACATTTCTGTAGTATGTTGAAGAGCCATCATCCGAAACTGCATCTGATGCTTTAGAGAGGAACGGAAATACTTCGAGAACTGTTCCTTTAACTCCGTTACTGAATAGACCATCTTCGTCAACAACGACCAAGTGAAACTGATCGTCTGCTCCGCCTTGAGATGAAACAAATGTCGAGGTGCTCGGCGCTGAAGGGAAATAACTCTTATATGTCCATGCTGAGAAAGATTGTGGCGTCGCATTTGCTGGGTCGACCACATTATTTGAGTTGAAAACATTTGAATTTGCTGTGTTAGCATCCCAAACTGAAACTTTAAGAGTGTTTCCTAAAGCACCTGGATATCTTGCAGCGAATGTTGCAAGATAAGAATCTGTTAATGCATATGATTGATCATACACATCTTCATTTTTAATCAATTTAACAGCAGCAATATTAGCTAAGGCGTTTGCGGTTCCGGAATTTTGTGCATTAGCACCACCGCCGGCGTGCAGACTTGTGTTAGCAAGAATTAATGAATTGTTTGAACCAGTATTAGCAACTCTTACAATTTGTAGATTATTTCCGTATGCAAGAAAGTTCGCAGCAGAGAAGAAAGATACTGCTGTATTACCATCTGGTTTACCGAAAACATTTACCAAATCGTTTTCTGATGTAATCAAACGTCTTTTTTCTGCTGGACCCCATTGAAATTGACCAACGGTTGCCGCAGCAGTGGTTGAAACTGAAGGTACGACAGTAGTAAGATCAATTTCTGATACATTTACTCCTGGAGAAACTTGAAATGCCATTTTATATCTCCTTTATATCGTTATTTTTGGCAGTAATAACTTATCTTATATTTATCAAAATAGCATTTTTTATCTAAATGTGAAGAAATTTTCAGATTCTTCTTTAGATAACCAAACATCACCACCCTCAACAACATAATTTTTATCTAAGCCATCGTCAAATAAACCAAAAGACGGAACTTCCTCATCTGATTGATTGAGCATTTCAAGTTGCATTTGTTTTCTTAAATCATGGTTGACAATTTCTTTAAAATATTGCTGTGTTGTCATCCATGCAAATAAAACAAGAGTCATAACAATATCATCATTCGAACCTTCTTCTGCTTTAAAACTATTGAGACTTGATACAAAAGTTGTTAATTGTGATATCGTATCAAAATCGTTGATTAATAGTTTATCATTTTCAATGAGTGTTTTTAAGTTAGAACAACCAATTCTTTTTACTTGCGGCGACATCTTAATGCCAAGTTGAATACCGCGACCGAAACCTGTGCCCATAGATTGCGCTTTTTTATTTCCAGTTTCAATCTTTACTACATTTTCATATTCTAAATCTTGATGTAATGTGTCCGCGATCTGTGGTGTGTTATTTATCTCAACTAGAACATACGCATTGTTGTACATTTTTGCCGTATTGTATATGATTGTAGGAAACAACATTGGTGATATTGAAGATGAATTATATTTTGCAACTTGTTTATATGGTACACTTGAAACATCTATGACTGAAAAACTAGAAGCATCTAAGTTTCTACCCTCAGACGGATCAACAGTTATTGCATAAATGTGATCGAGTTGAGTTTCATTTGAGTCTTCTTTAATTGGCATTTCATATATTTCAAGTTTGTCATGCCTTGCAATTGGCTCTTTATAAACAAGTTGTGCAAGTTTTGAACCGGAGATAAGTGTGTTCGTTGAACCCAAGAATTCACATTCAAATTCTTGTCTAAATTGTTCTTCACTAGTGTTCTCGATTGTTTCTTTTTTCCATATCTCATCTCTACCAGGTACCATTGACCAGTGAATTTCAAATGTCTTGTAACCGTTCTTCTTGCCGATAGCATCCATCCAAAGTTTGTAGAATAGATTCATACCGTTTGGTGTCGATACGATAATGATCTTTGTCGTTTTACCGGAAGAGATAACTGGGTATACTGATGTGAAGAATTCGTTAGCGATGTTGGCTGGAACGAAAGCGAATTCGTCAAGCAAAACTAAGTTGAAAGAGCCGCCTCGAACCGCAGAACTTGAAGTTGATGATGCAATAATCTTTGAGCCGTTTTCAAGTTCTACGTTACCTTTGTTCCATGTGACAACGCCTTGCTGAAGCCATTGTGGTAGGTTTTCATATGCAAGTTGATATTTTGCTAAGATATCTCTTGCGAGAGAACCTTTGTTTGCTAGAACAGCAATGTTTTGTGATTCTGAGAAAAGTGTAAGCCAAAGAAGATATGCAACTGAAGTTGTGGTTTTACCGACCTGACGAGGACACTTTACAATTGAGAAACGGTTTTCGTGATAGACACGCACCATTTCTTTCTGAAAGTCCCACATTTCAAAGGGCATAAGACCTTTATCGACGTTGACGATTTTGATATATTTTGCGGAGAAATATACCGGATCAACAGAACATTTTAGATACTCATCTATCTGTTCTTGTGTGTATGAGAGTTCTACGCCAGCACGTTTGAG